ATCACCACTCATGTGGGCATCAGGTATTTCAGCTACAACCTTAAAGCCCAAATGTCGGTTTAACTTTAGGGCATCTGTGTTATCAGCACAGATTTGCCCTAGTATAACGCTAACACCGAGTTTATTAAAGGGGTAATCAAACACCGCCCATATAAAATCTTTACTCGCCCAATGCTCACCAACGCTACCAATGTGAATCTCACAAGCTTTCGGCATAAAGTTGGTGTAACCCGCTACTGCTACTAAATTGCCATCTTTTATCTGCCCAATACATTGAGTGGTTTCAGGTAGGGGAAAGTTAAGTATTCGAACCAGCCATTCACCCAAATATTTCTGATTTTCAGTAGTAACTGTCCTCACAGTACCCCGCCACGCTCCATTACAAAATCGGTTGATGCCCAATGAAACTCAATATTTTGCGATGCAACATTAAGACTAACTGATCCCGCATAGCCTAATCCTGTCACGCCCTGCCATATCTTAGTCGTGGTCAATCCACCGCCCCAGTTAGCGTTATCCCATGTATCCATATCCCACTCACCTATTTGTAAGATAGCGGGGTTAAAAGATATTTGGTTGGTTAACTCAACGGTATCAAAATCGGTGCTTAGACCGCATAAAACGGTCGGTAAGCCGTTATCGGTCTGTAGGATAGGGCGTACTAGGGTAAAGCGTTTTTGTTGCCCCCTAGAGTCAAAATACGAATATGCCTGTTGAACGAATGCCTTAATGTTTGTACCCGCATCTGCGTAGGTATCGTAAAATTTGCCTACAAAGCCCGTAGCCCCAAAATACATATCGTCACCGCTGGACTCCCAGCAGTTTGCGTTTAGATTGGTAAATCTTCCCCATGACTTTGTAATGTTGTGCATGACATACTGTTCAGAACCGCCTGTTACGGGAACATTGACAATCAACATATTGACTTTAGCAAAGTAACTCATCTGCCAGCCATAGTTATTAGCGTAATTGTCAGCCGCTTGACTAATGGCGTAGAAAATCTTATCGGTAATGTTGACACGGGGGTCTAGGCGGGTGGATTGTAGTCCTGCCGATAGGGGTACAAGACCATCCTCGGTCAAAAGCAGGATGTCACCACCGTACTTAAAGACGCACTTACGGGCAAAAGTCTGTCCGATGTTCCAAATACCCACTAAAGCCCAATCTGTAGGGTCAGATGGGTCAGAACCCTTGTAAACAGCGACTTCACCGTTACTAGTAACGAATACAGCTAGATCATCAACCCCGTATCCAGCATCAATAGTCCAAGTTCCCATTGCTTGAAGGTAGCCACCTCGTTTAAAGATGCCACCTAAGGGGAACTCAGTCACCGCACCGTTGATCGAGTCAACAGGCAAATACCAAAAAGACAGGCTATTCTTTTCTACAAAATAAAGACGCTCTTTAAATAAGTTTACATATGCGAATGTATTAGAGTTTTTACCTGTAATGTAGTAATTAATCGTATATGTGCCTACAACAGTCGCATTACCGCTAGGGGCGGTGGTCATTGTGTAGGTAAAAGTTGTCGCATTCGTGACCGTGATGCGGTAAGTACCGTTAAATTCTGCGGGTGTTGCCCCTGCGACTGTTATGGTGTTACCTGTGACTAAACCATGTGCGCTGGCAGTTACTAAGGTAGCGGTCAGGTTACCTGTGCCACCCCTAGTAATGCTTGAAATAGTCTGTGCGGTGCTTGTTGTGGCACTTCTTGACCATCTTGTACCATCATAAACGACCATCGGGTCAACCCCGTTAACTGCTGGCATAAACGAGCCGCCAGCTGTTGTAATCATAGAGTGAATCCACTTACCATCCGTGTTTCCTGTCAAACTTGCAGTAGCCGTTGAGGTACTTGCATCGTAAATAATCGTAGAAGTAGACGCAAACAGCTTGGTAGTTGTTGGGCTAGAGTAATTCATCAAGGATAGGACTGCGCCTGTGATCCCTGTTGAATACTTTGTATACCCCTTACGCATCGTGACATCGGTAGGCGTAGGAAAGAAATTAACCATCTGAACCGCATCTAAAGGGTTCATTTCAGCTAAAGAATCCCTAGCGTTCCAACCCCCTATTGGGGCAGGTAGCGAGGTAGTGGTAGCGGTAAACTTTTTAGCGACCGCCATAATTAGCTACCGTAGCCTGTGTCGGGGATATTGGCATAACCAATAAGCACCTTGCTTGGATATGGTGCAAACGATAAGGTAGCTGAACCTTTGTCATTAGCTTTGGCAACGCTAAGATAACGAACATAATCTTGCATTAGTGCTGTCGTATCAAATGACTTGATTTGGAAATACTTAAGTTTTGTCGCTAAGACTAAGACCGTATCATCAAACACGGTTGTGTCTGTGTCAGCGGTAAAGCTGTTTTTGACTGCGCCTGTTGCGCTTCTTGCCCAGCCTTTAGAACGGTATTCAAAACCTAAATATTCTTGGGTATTGTAGGGTGGCCAAATTTGGAACTGACCGCCTAAAATACGCCAGCGAATACGAGGGCCAGTCGAGATATAACCTGATTTAAGCCATTGCCACTGCTGGGCATCTTCAGGCCCTAACATTTGCCAGTGTTTCGTCTTGTCCCAATGAGTATTGTCCGTAATGGTTTCAAAGTCAGGGGGTAAGTCGTATTTGGTTTGTGAGAAGGTAACAGTTCCACCGATGCTACTAGCCGATGCAAGCTGGCTAACAGTTACGGTAGACCCTGCCACGCTTTCTACATAAGTATCTTGTGGAACATTAGTACCGACTACTGAGTAATTGCTGTTTAGACCCGTGACATTACCAACATTTAATAGATTGTAGGTATTGTTGATCGTGTCGCAGGTCGTAGTAATCGCTGTTGTGTAAAAACGATACTCTAGTTCCAAAGCTTGCCAGTCATGCTCCTTAACTAAATCAAACCCAGCACGATTCATCAAGGCTAGGACTTGTTGCACATCCTGATTTGTATTGCCCTGCACATAGGTTGGAACGGCTAAGTTTAGTTCAGCGGTTACTTGCTGGACTAATTGGAGCATGGTGTATGACATATTAAGCTTCCTCTGTGGCTACCGCTTTTTTACGGGTTTTCTTTTCACCAACAGCGGCAAGTATAGCGGCCATTTGATCCTGCATTTGAGCCAGCTTCGCATCTGTTTCTGCTTTGGTAGCGAGATTTAAAAATGCCTTTGCCTTGTCACGGAACGCATAAGGAGACATTCCTGCCGCCATGCCCATACGCTGTAACTGCTGGTCAGATGCGTGTGCAATCGCTTCAACGGTGTGAAACTTCAATGCCCTTAATTCTTCGGCTTGACTTTTCGACACGATAGGCCATTCTGATACAGGAGTGCCGACAATATCAGGTTCGTTTGCGCCTACACGATTCATGTAATTAGCCCATTGAAGCGGAAAACGGGTCTTATGGCTAGGAAGCGCATAAGTATCGATTTCGGTCAAGGTATCGCCAGCTACACAAATATGCACAAAGTCAAACTCTTTAAATATTGGTCTGCCAGCCTCTATTGATTCTTGCTCCTGCTGTACGGGTCGCTTGTAAAAACGAACTTGTAAACGGCTGTCTGCGTTTTGCTCATCTGAAGGTAATGCCATTTTTAATTCTCCTAAGGTATTAGGTTGTTAAAAGGAAAAAAGGGGCTACCAGTTAAGGTAACCCCCCGTTTTTACTACAAAAAACTATTAAACACTAGCCTTACTAAACCAACCATAATCGCCTGATGCCATAGAAGCACCTGACAAATATGTACCAGCACCCAAGGTAACTTGGAATGTGGAAGCGTTGATTACGCAAGTAGCGGTTGAGGTTAGTGTAAGCAACACCATCCAAGTCTACGCCAGCAATCGGGAGAGTCGAGTATGCCATGATGATTTTCCTTTCTAATCAGTGGATTAAGCAGTACCAGTCAAGATACCTTGCAATGAAGCATTAGAGCAGGTAAGGTTACCAGCCCAGCCATACAGCTTCACAATCGCATCTTGGTTAATCGATTGACGCTCGCCACCGATAGGAACGAAATTACGCTCTTTGTGTGGTCGGAAGAAAATGTAATTGGTGTTCAAGAGATACATATAAAGCGGATTCTCTTGTGCGCCAATACCACCACCGAGTACGACATCGGCAGACATACCGCCACCATAGAACTTCAAGGATGCAAAGCCAGCAGCACCTTCGTCTACACCAGCAATACGCTGGATAGCCTGTAAGGATGCAACATAGCGTTGATACAGGGTGTTACCAGCAATGATGAGGTCTACCTTATCAGTTCCACGAACGGACTTGATTGCGGCAGAAGTCATAGCGGCTTGGATTACAGTAGAAGAATCTGCGCCTGTGCTAGATTGGTTTTGCCAAAATGCCCAGTTTGCACGATTGATACCACCGTAAGTACCAGTAGTGTTAGAAACAGGAACGGCAGCTGCCAAGCCTGTAATATTCTTGCCACCATTGCCAGTTCCATCACCATAAATATCACCTGAAATGCGGTTTAACAGGCGGGCTTCAGAAACTTGCATACGACCATCTAACAGGTCAATGATTGCTTCTTTGCTGCTGTTTTGGAGCATTTCTAGACCACTCATGGTTACTGAGTCAGCATACTGAGTAATGCTGAACTGAGCAGCCGAGATTGGGCTATCAGGAGTAATGTTTAATACTTCGTAACCGCTATAGCTATTAGCATTGTTGGTAGCGGGATCGTTGTACATGATTTCCTCGAGGATGACATTACCACCTGAGAAGGGGCGTACATTGCCCTTTGAGTTTAGACGCTGTAGAACTGCATTGTTCTGCGTCAAGTTATCTGCCAATACTCCGCTACGACTTTGAATGGTGGTAGCGATAATATCGGTAATTGCACTATTAGCAAATGCCATGATATTTCCTTTATTAAGTTAAGTTAAACCCTACCGCCCTCTGCATCGGCTAAATTAGCCATTAGCAATGAGCGTCTGTCCTTTGCATCTGTTTTAGCTACTTGACCGCTAGGAGTAACGGACTTTGGACTAACCGCAGTTGCTTTAGCTTTTGCTACTTGCTGTGCCTTAGATGCTTGAGTACCTGCTGACTTAAGGAGTCTATCCTGTTCAAGCTTGTAAACTTCATCGTTAATACGCACCGCTTTGGCATAAGCCGTTTCAAGGTCTTGGGCTATACCTTTCTCAAGTAATTGAGCCATATCTTCCCGTACCATGTCAAAGTGAGGAAACCTCTCCTTGTTACTGCTTACCCGTTCGATTTCTGACATCAAACGAGCATTTTCTTCTTGCTCCCGAATCGCTGACAGTTGTTGCACCTGCTGTTGTGTTGCCTGTAGCTGTTGCATTAACTGTTGTTGATACGGATCTACATACGCCTGTTCAGGCATTTGTAAGCTATCTGAATTTAATTGTATTCCATAATCTTGCGCAAGTCTATGGAACATTTGAACCTTTTGCTCATAAGGAGCTTTGCTCAAAATCATGTGCGCTCTGCCGAGGTTGTTTATCCATGCGACAGGATGGATATTTTGTGCTTGTAGTTCAGGAACGAATGGGCCAATCGCCTCGGTTAGCTGTCTAGCGTTGTCGGCTTCGGCTTTATAGGCAGATACGCCCTTCTTGTACTCGGCTTCACGCTGGTTGGCGTATTCAGCAAACTTAGCAAACTCTGCCTTGTCTAGCGGTTTGCCTTCTTTCATCTTCTCCCATACATCTACATACTCTTTTTTCCATGTAGTTGGGCGTTTTACTTCTTCAGCCACAGCAGGAACTTGTCCCACGCTGTCAGGTTCTTCAACGGGATCGGCTTCGCTATCGACTTCTGCGCTGGCTTCCTTGGCTTTGAAGCGACCTTTTTCGTCACGGTCAGGACTTTCTTCGCTACTTTCTTCACTGCTCTCGGCTTCGATTGGATCGTCATTTACTTCAATCTCCTTTTCAATAGGTGCTTCAAGTGTGCCTTCTTCGGCTTGCTCTAATGCGGCTTCCAGTAACTCTCTGCGGTCATCTGACATGGTTTTCCCTATCTATAGTTAAGTTTTGAATATGCTATTTCAGCAATCTGCCGTTTACGGGCTTCTTGGTCTTTAAGGCTAAGTTCGTGGGTCTTTTGTTGCATGGGTACATCGTTGCCAATTTCGACACAGTTATTGCGCTTAAGGTTCTCACGGTGCTTAGAACGGCTAGAAATCCATGTGCCGTCTGCCATGCTTATGTGACCCACAATGTCAGGTATCACCGTTGGGGCTTCCTTGGGTGTCATCTCCAGCTTTGCTTGCCATGCCTTGTCAGCTTCCTCGCCCTCAAAGGGTAGATTCCAGTAGGCTAGGTACTTTTCACGGTCATCAAACTTGCTTTGGTCATATTCTTCGTGATCGACCTTGCAATGCGGGCATTTAACGGTAACTTTGACTAAAGCCATTACATTCTCCTTATAATGTCAGGTAATTGGTCGTATTCTTCGGGTCTAAGTAGGCAAACGCTGTCATACCAGCGGGCATTCTTCCAACGCCAGCAGACAAACTCCTCTTTTGGTAGCAAAACCACGCACTTTACGCCCAATGCGCCAGCTAAATGCGCTGTTCCTGTGTCTACGGTCACAATTCCTTTCATTGCCTTCATATGCGAGGCGGTTTGCACCCAGTTTTTCTTCCATCCATCGTCAGGCAAGGGGTGAAATAGCCCATCGGAGTTAGGATTTAGGCTATAAGCATCATCACCGACCAGTTCTGCCATGTGTCGGTAGTCAATTGACTTGATGTAGTACAGGGTTTGCTTGCTTGCTTCCCAATTTACCCCGATTTTAGGCGGGATATTGCTAGGCAGGGCGTGTAAATAGCCTTCTGAACCCACAATCTTCTTACGAGTCACGGGAAACATAGCCTTGACTAGCGGATGCGATAACGAAATATAGTACGGGAGCGACATTGACCCTATCCAGTAGTCTGATTGGGTTGCCGCACCCTCTGTCAAGTCATTACTAAACACATCTACGCTGTGTAATTGACCTAAAAGATGGTGAAGTGTGCCTTCCTGTAAGACTACGACCTGCTTTGCGCCTAACGCTTTTAGGGCAGGTAGGAATCGGGCAAACATAAGAATGTCACCAAACCCTTGCTCCATCTGTACGGTGATGGATTTATTGATTAATGGTTCACCTCTCCATACGGGCATCTTTAACGCTGGGGCGTATGGCTGGGCTTGCTTGGCAATAATCTCAGGATGCCAGCGGTATTCAAATAACCTAAAACCTGACTCGTATCTGCCAGCGTGTAGGTGTTCGTAAGCTAACTTATATTGTGCGTCTGCACTTACAGAAGTAGTAATAATGTCGCCTCATCGTCAAGTTCCTCTTGGCGTTTGGCTTCCATTACTCGCAATTGCTCTTGAATGAGATATTGCTGGTGTCTGTAAGCTACTGCCTCAAGGATGTTATCCCGTTGTCTTTCAAGGTAGCTTATAGACCGCTGTAACTCTAGTGTATCGTCTGACGGTATATCAGCCTTAACCTCTTGTTTGGATTGTACTTTAGCTTTCTTAACTTTTGCAACAGGCGTTGGATCAATTTGTTCCTTAAACGCTTGTTTGCGTTCTGCTTTAGCGTCTTTGGTTGCTTGATCTAGTTTGCGCTGTCTTTCCGCTATCTTTGCGGATAGCTTGCGTAATCTCTTTAAATCATCCTCTGTCCATGCGTCATCTCCACCTACCTTAGCATTGTCAGGTGGCGGTGGTGTGTAAATTTGGAATGCGTTATTTTGGAACGCATTAGCTTGGAAAGCGGTAGCAAAACTCACAGAACTACCCAGCGTGACCCACTAGAAACTGTGACTGTTACGCCAGCCGACAGCGTTACTGGGCCTGATGACATAGCGTTATCCGTAGATGGAATCGTAAAGCTAGTGCCGATGGTCTTATTGTTGGTCACAATACCGTTGCTTGCCCGTTGGATTGGGGCGGTTTGGGTTGTGCCATCAAAGGTCAGGTTAGCTGATTGGTTAGGCGTTGTAGTGCCTTGACCAAAAGGAATGTAGGTCGATGTGTAAGTAAATGGTACATCGGGTGCAGTATTGGTTACAGTAAAGTTAGGGTAAGTTCCCGTAACGCTAATTCCTGTACCAGCCGATATAGCGACTGTTAGGTCAGGAGCAGTATTCGTTACAGTTACCGCACCAGTAGCACCACTAACACTAATGCCTGTACCAGCTACCGCAGAAGTCACGCCTGTGTTGGCTACAGTAATTGCACCGCCAGCCGTAGGGGTTACGCTAATCGCAGTTCCAGCCGATAGACTTGTGTTCTTCCAATAGCCATCGGTTTGGTTGTAGGTCAGTAATTGACCGCCTGTAGAACTTGCAAGTTGAACATCGGATAAATCTCTTAAATAGGTAGCAACGCCTAATTTAACAATAAATGAGCCTGAACCACCGCTACCAGCATTGATAACTGTACCTACCAATAGCTTTAGATTAGGTGCGGTTGGGATTGTTTTGGTAAGACCTCCCGTTACTGGGTTGTAGTAAATGTCATCGTTATCAGCCCATGTTTCGCCATAAGCTGTACCGTTGGTAGTAATGTTATTGACAATGCCATAAGTAGTAATACGACCAAAAGCGTTGTTTGCAATGGGTTCTGTAGCGCACCCAAGAATGTCATCACCCTTAGTTATTCCAGCAACAGCAGGGGCAAAAGTAATAACTGCACTTGCACCGACTACACCAGTCTTATAGACCAGTTGTAATGGGGAGTCAGTTATAGCCGCACTCGCTTTGCCGTATCTGTAAAGTTCTTCGCCAATCTGTTGGGTAACTAAACCACCACCCATACCAGCGTTCCAGCTACCAGTAGTGCCGTTGTACCACATCTTTCCTGCGGCTAGGGTTACGGCTGTGCCATCGCTAAATTGTTGGGAAAGAATGCCACTAGCGTTACCCGTATCGTCAATCGTGGTTACGCTATTCTGAATTAGTTTGCCAGTAGTGGTGTTAAACCTAGCTACTGCATTGTCTGTAGCGGATGCTGGGCCAACCACATCACCACCTAAAGACGGGCTTGTATTGGTAATAGTAAAGTTAGGATAAGTGCCACTTGTGCTGATTCCTGTACCAGCGTTTAAAACAACGGTTTGGTCGGGGGCTGAGTTAGTAATTACACCTGTACCTGAAACATAACTAATGCCAGTTCCAGCACTTACAGAAGCCCTAGCCCGTGCATCCGTATAGTAAAGGTTTGTACCTTCAGCAATATTGGTCGTGGTTAATACGACTGCGCCTGTCTGCCCGTTGACCGAGGTTACCGTTTCGGTGTTATCAACCTTCTGCCAAACAGTTCCGTTATATACCGCCCAATCGCCCACAAGCCAATCAGTAATCCCATCAAGGTTAGTATTACCAGCAACGCTGACAACATAGTAATAACCTTTAGTACCAGTAGAGGAAGTAAGAGTAGGGGTGTTAAGTAGAGGAAGTAAGAGTAGGGGTGTTAGTGCTTGCATTCCATGTTCCTTGATAGCTAAGTGCGCCTAAGACTGCGGCAGGAAGTTCGCTTACAGGTACTTTACCGCCAGCATCTAGGGTAGCAACACCGTTAGCCGATCCAGCATCCCTAGTCGATGCCGTGCCTAGACCCGTAATGTCTGTATTGGGAATGGTCGAAGAAGCTGTAAAGGCAGAAGTTCCTGCGCCCTTGACATAGCCAGTTAGGGTTGTTGCACCTGTACCACCATTGGCTACGCCTAGCGTACCCGTGACATTGGATGCAGGGATAGTCACCCCGCTGATTGTTCCACCCGTAATGGCTACCGCATTGGCGTTTTGCTCTGCCATCGTGCCAAGCCCAGTAAGGGTATGGTCAGCATTCCAGTCGGATGGCTGTACTAGGGTTGAATCCCCAGCGTCAGGTATTGCTGAAGTCTTACTATGCTTAACTGTTATAGGCATTATTGAACTCCAATAATCTTACCGTCTTGTCCTCTAACCACAGTCTTAGGCTGGCTAAGTTTGTCTAGCAATGTAGCTAACATCTGCGCTAATTGCTGGTTGCTCATCTGCATACTCTCGATTGCGGGTTGTAGTGGGTGGTTTTTCATATCGGAATATCCTAATTGGTCTTGCAAAATGTTAGCCATCTGTACATTCTCAGCATAAGCTTGTTCGCCTGTATCTAGGCCTGCTGTGATACGGGTTGTTTCAATCTTAGCCGCATTGTTGAGGTAGGCAAGTAACAGTTCCTTGTTGTTGTTGGAGTCCATCTTGGTTTGCTCCAAGTCCATCTCCATTTGCATCTGCTCACGGTTGCGCTGATCCTCAAGCTGAAACTTAAGCTGGTTCTCTTGGGCTTGGTATTCTTGTTTGGCCTTCTCCAATTCAATCTGACCTTGAATTTTGGCCTGCTCGATTTGCTGTTGCATTTGCATTTTTTGCTGGTCAGCTTGCATCTTGGCTTGCTCGATCTGCATTTGCATTTCCATCTTCTGTTGTTCAGGGCTAGGCGGTTTAGGCTGTCCTTCTGCCATCTTCGCCTGCTCACGGAACTTGTCAGCGGTTTCGTCAATCATACCTTCTAAGCCTTTACCAGCTTTAAATGCGGTGACACCAAACTTCAACATCTCGACCAACATTGGGGTAAGTTCAGGGGTAGATTGTGCCGCTGGTACTGCTTGCGATAAGAACCCACTCATAGCGGATAAAAATTCCATGCGGTCAGCTTTTTCCTGCTGTTCGTCTTGGAATATCATCGAATCACTAGTCACCTCAACACGGAAGTTTTTAGCGGATTCGTTACGCAATAAGGCTAAAGCTTGTGGGATTAATTGCTGATCTTGTGGGCTTAGTTGCATTGCACCACTGATCTTGACGATGGTGTCATCGGTAAAGTGGTTGCAGATAATCTGCGCCTTGATGCTCAAGAGTTCTGTAGCAAAGTCTACGACAGCGTGTTGCATGGTCTTGAGTCTACCGCTGGCATTGTTAGACTTGATAATCTGTGCGCCAAGGGTTTCATTGGGGTCTGTCTGTCCACGCTGAATGTCAGCGATACCCATAATTTCGTAGATTTGACCCTTAACCTGATCCATTGCCTGATACGACATTTGCAAGGCATTGGCGATAGGTGCAATATCCACAAGGTTAATAGCCCCCATCATTCCACCCTTTTCACTGAAGGCGGCATAGTTCTTGACAGGTATCAGGGTATTGTTCTCACCCTCGGAGAACAGGCGGGCAAGACTTGGCTCGGATGCATCGTAAACACCACGGACTTTCAGGGCGTTAATGAAGCCATCTATACGGTCTGCAAGTGTGTCTAACTGCTTGGCTTGGTCTTGGTATAGAACAAAGTCAGGAATTGGCTCAAGCTTATCTGTAGTTAGTGTGGCGTATAAAGGTTTCGGGCAAGGCCAAAAGTTCTCAAGCTTAAGCGGGTCAGGGCGTGTATCAAGAATCTTACCCATTGACTTCGATAGCCAAATAACCTCGCCTGTAGTTTTATCCCATATCTCATAGATAACGGCTTCGGATGCGCCCTCACCCATCTTCTCGTTAAAAGTTTTAGTAGTTTCAGGTTTTGTGTCTAGCGGAATTTTACCGCCCAGTTCCTCACCAAAGCGTTCTACTAGGGCTGGCCTACCGAGATAAACCTTGCGCCATACAGCGGTTACTTCTTCCCATGTGCGGGCAATCGTATGACCGAAGTCACGCCAATACACATAGTCAACAGGCGCACATTCGTATTCAATTCGTTCCTGATCCTCACGATAAATACCGCCTTCGGTTTCAGCTTCGTCTGTGTCCTCGGTAATCTGTAGGCCATCTTCGGGCATATCTTCACCCATGCCGCCAGCTTCACCAGCAATATGCGGTTCATAGCGTACCCAAGATGTTCCACGCCCACCCAGTAAGCGGTCTAAGACCGACTGACTCATAGCAGACTTGTAATCTCCATAATGGGTAATCTCGTAATCTAAAGCCCGTTCAAGCATCATCGATGCCACCCTAGCTACTGGGTCGTTATCTCTGAACCTACGGCTTACATCAGGGCGGGGCAGTCTTGCAAAGATAGCGGGGGTAATCGTTTGAACATTAGACCAAAGGATATTAAAGCGGGCATTAGGGTTATTCCTAGTGCGACTGTCATCACGATACCGCTTAATAATTCGGTCAGCACGAGCTTCCCATTCTTTATAAGACCTTTCATAACTAGCGATACAGTTATACCAATCTTCGTAGGTGTGATCCATGTTTATATCCTGCGGTATGTTTGTTTAGGTGTTTGTTTCCATAGTTCGTCTAGGGTTACTTCGTTTTCCCCGACAGATACGCCTTTAATCCTTGTATCTTTGAGGATAGGGCTATCTTCATCCTTCCAAACAATTGATAAATAGCGCATCGCATCGCTAGAGTGTGATGTCCAATCGTGTTTCGGGCGATCTCTAAATACTTTCTTATCATCATCCCACTCCCTTTGGTATTGGCGCAAACATTCAATTAGTTCGTCACACTTATTATCGAACCAAGAGCGTGTTAATGCAAGTCTTGTAGCTTGTATTCCATCCTGAAGTGATAGGTTTGGAACTATTTTTAGCTTATTTATGTCAATTTTTGTCGCAATTTGTTCGATTATGCTCTTGCCACCACTAGCCAAAGTTTTAGCCCTAGCGTCATGAGGTAGGTAATGATAGCCATATTTGTATCCGAATTCATCTTCTTTTTGGGCTAGCAAACCTGTGTAATAGGGAATGGCTTGACCGTTAGACCGATGGTGATCTAGCACCCGTATTTCACCGTAAACCACCTGAAACCAAATGATTGCCGTGGAATCGTTGAAACCCAAATCCCATACAGTATGGCAGGGGAACATCGGGTCATAGTCTACTGAGGTAATGCGTTCAAGGTCTGTAATCCTACGCATCTCCTGACCGTAGAATGCGCCTAGTATTGCGGCTTCAAAGCTACAAAGGAACTCCTGCTCATACTGGTTATCAGACATTGAGGCTCTTGCATCGTCTAGTTCGGCTTGTGGCAAAAGGTTGGTTTGGTCTGCTCGTAAGACTTTTGTATACCAGTTTGGGTTTTTTTGGGCCTCGTTGAAGATGTCATAAAAAGCGTTGTGGCCTTTCGGAGTGCCAATAAATGTGGCCCAGCCGATGCGATCAGCCAATAACGGCCTTATGATTTCACCCCATACGGATGGTTTCATATCAGCCATCTCGTCCATGACCACCCCATCCAAGAAGTTTCCACGGAGCGCATCAGGATTGTCTGCGCCAAATAGTCTAATCCTAGACCCATTAACCAATTCGACCCATAACTCTGACTGATTGGCTTTAGTCATGAATGGCTCAGAAAAGCGTTCTAAGTATCTCCAAGCTACTGATTTGGCCTGTGAGTAAAAAGGGGCGATGTAAGCGTATTGGGCGTGTTTTTTGTTTTCTAGCAGGGCTTTGACTATCAAATCATTGATGCAAGCGACAGTCTTGCCACAACGCCTGTGGGCTACGATAACAGCCCAGCGTTGCTTACGGGTGTGAAAGTCCTCAAAAACGCTTCTAGGGCGGTATTTCAGCTTTACAGGGCTACTCATCTGCCCATGTGATTCTTATATCGCTACCGTTTGAGCCAGTAACCTCATTGACTTGGGTTTCTTTCCATCTAGCCCGTGTCTTTAGCCAAAAGATAGCGGCAGCAGTATTGCCCTTCTTTGCCTGATTAAACAAAGTGCCAGCAATAGCTGAGTTTGCATCTATACGGCCTTCGTCTAGTTCATCTTGGTAATACTTGACCAGCGTATCAGCACTTATCTTTAAGCGGGTAGCTATGTCCTCATGCGGGCAACCCAATGCAGATAAGCGTTTGACTTGTTCTCTGCTCTCTTTTGAGGGTTTGTGCGGGGGTCTGCCTTTTCCAGCCATTTTTATAACTCCGTTTTAATCCCAGTAATTGTTGAAGGCTTTTAGCGGGTAGAACACTAAGCTATTTCTATATCCACCTTCTGCGGTTGGTCTTATAGGGGTTACACCATGAACATTTCTCCAAGCTGGGTATACCAGCATAGAGTTATCCCTACTGTCTACCGTTGCACCGTAATCAGGAACAGTTGTATTCCCACCTTTAGCATTAACCTTTTTAGCAATAATGACATTCACACACCCCTCAAGGTTGCCTGCATCCCTATGGAATGGGGCAGGGATGTTGAAGTTGCTAATGCTTGAGGTGAATAGTTCTCCAAACCTAAACTTTGGCGGCACTTTTTCAGT